TCAAACTTCATAGTCAGAATCCCTAGTTATATTCTTATTGTTGTACAGGTCAACCATATTCTCTCTTTAATCTATCTAAAGATACAAACTCTGGTTCGTACACACCGTTCTCTATCTCACGTTTAATCACGCAGCCCTTCCACCATTCTAGATTAGACTGTCCAGCCCATCCTTCCTCGCCGCCCTTGAAGCAGCCCGCCACCAGCCCGATAATCGGATTAGGGTGTGCAGAATCTTTAAAGTACATAGACCGCTTGTGACTATGACCACAAGTGGAAGAATGATTCCTATTTTGTAAGAGGGTATAAGCATGGTGAACGCCAGACATAGCTGTCCCAAAATTACCACTAGAAAAGAAATGAGCATATGAGACACCATCGTAGTCAGCGATTGCGGGGGCCGAGTTATGGTACTCGTGGTACTCGTCGAACCAGTGGTCCGTTTGAAGATGCCCGAAGGATATCCCGTACTTGTCTCCCTGTAGTCTGGGATCATGTGAGATAGCTTTCTTAACTCTATTCTCGTGGTTTCCTTCAAACCCAATCCAGAACGGCTTCTTGTATTTCCTGACACTAGGTTTCTTACGTAGGCGATCCATTGCTTCATTGTAATGCTCCACATCTTTCTCGTAGTTCTGTGAGACAATAGCTTCTGGGTATCTGGTGTCGAAGCTATTAAGTGATTTCATATCGGCACCATCACCTAGGTCAATCACGTATGTAGGGTTGATGTCGTATATTAATTCACCTAACAGATCGAACCTGTCATTGGGAACACTTGGATCTGAGTGAGCGCAGCTAAATACGATTGCTGTTTTAGTAGACATCTTCTACCACCTTTCTAGTTTTCTCTAGGATATCTTCTTTGGTATTTCCATATGCGTCAATTACGAAAGGCCCAGTCTTATCTAGTCTGTATATATCATCTATCGCATCTGACATTGAACTGTAAAAGTATTCTTCTTCGAACTGCTCACCAGTAGAACACCATCGAGCAAGACAGAGATTCCATATCCGTCCTTCATCATCTGAGTAGGGACCACGTTTAATCTGTAGGATCTCTACCTCTGGTTTGAATAGGTCATTCATCTTCTGTCTCCTCTAACCATTCATCAGGTATAACTTTATCAGCGTACTTGAATCCGTGTTTTTCACACCAGTCACCATAAGAACTCTTAGCACCTTTGTATAACTTAGCTCTGCTATTATTAAATACAAACCTAATATCTAACTCTGGGAACTGCCTCTTAATCTCTTTATGTTTGCGTCTATCTACAGAAATGAAGCGGCCCTTAGTTTCTACTATGATACCGTTGGCTAGTACAAAGTCTGGTGTGTAGGTTCTTACTTTTAGATCCACCCATTTGATCTTCTCTTTCTCGTAGGTGAACTTGACTTTCTTTTTATTTAGGTAAGCAGCCGTGTCTTCTTCAAGACCTGACCGATACCCAGCCTGTATTCCCCTTAGTCTATTCTTGTTGTAAGCCACCAGCAAACTCCAAGTCTTCAGGAACCATTGGCTTCTTGACGATTTCTGTTAGAAAAACAGGACGATCAGAATAAATAAACTTACGTAGTCCAGGGTAACACTCCTTCTTAAAGTCACAGTAAGAACATGTAGTGGCAAGCTTCTTGTTACCTTTAGGGTTCTTAGTTGATTGAGGAACAGGATCGAAGCCACGCTCTGGTGGTTCCTCTGATGCTACCATCTCTTTGAGGTGAGCTACGTGTTGTTCCTTTTCTTTCATCTCTTCAGTGAAGTCATAGATGTCTAAGCAGACGTGACCATTCACCTTATCAATAACCAAGAAGCCACCATGAGTTTTGTTTGTTACCTCTGGATCATCCTTGGCTGCGTACACATAAGAAGATAGCTGAGAGATATAACCGAAGGGATCATCTTCTCTTAGGTTACCATCCTTGAACTTCTTAAATGCGAAAGGGGATGCTGACTTAACATCAATAGTCATACCATCAATGACTGCATCACGATGACCTTTGATACCGTGCACATCCATGCGTGTCTGCATACCAGTCACCTTGTGGCCTGATACTGCTGCAAGGGTAAGCACTAGCTCTTCAATCATGTCACCATAGAAAAACTTTAGTAAGGCTGCTGGCGGTAGGGATTCCCCTTGGTCTGTCTTGTTGACCTTGTACCACAGCTTACGTTCACATGTTGTACCAAGAGCAGATAGAGATAGGTAACCTCTAGGTTCTTGTGGCTTAGAGAAACGCTGCTCTGCCATAAGAGAGATGTTGTTTGCCATCCAGTCACCAAGAGCTTTATCCCAACCCTTGTACCCAAGGATGGTTTGCTCGATGTCTTCTACTAGGGTGTCTATCTTTTTCATTGTTATCTCCTCTGGTGGGTTGCCCCCACCCAACTAAGGGAAGGGGCGTTCTCAACACACATACACAACAGAAAGGTGAGGTGTCCTAGAAGGGGATAGCGTCATCCTCTACAGGCTTCTTAGCCGCTACCTTCTTCTTAGGAGCATCCTCTTTTTTGGCTTCTTTTGAGGAGTAACTGGACAAGTCCTTGAAACCACCTGACGAACCACCACCTTCTGATTCGTACTCAACGTGATCTACTACTTGTACAGCTTCAAGACGTGAGCCAGTACGCCCTGAATTACCAGCGGGATAAACCGCTACACGAACAAGACCTGTGGAACCGTTACCGATGTACCCATCCATTTCGAAATCCCAAGGTTGTCCTTTAATATTCGCAACGGCAGGTGCCCCACCTTGCCAATCGAACTTACCTTTATGTGGACGAGCAAGCGTTACCTTTGTACCACCTTCGACTTCATGCATTGCCTTAGCGCAGCCAGAGTCTTTAAGCTTCTTAGCATTGTCTTCGTCCATGATGACAGTGATCTTGTACTCACCATCCTTCTCTTCATTCCAAGCCGCACGATCCCGGTTGTGTTCAAATACTTTTGCCCACTCTAGTGTTCCGAAGATTTCTACGATTTGAGTTTTAGATTCTTTAGCCATGTTATCCTCTTAAGGTTTATTAACTGATTCGGTTTGTATCATTAAGGTTTAGTGGGTGTCAAGCCAATTCTTTCCAACATCATAAGAACCTGGTGTTGGTATCCTGAACCCTAACTCTTGGCCTACCTCAAGCATACAGTCTGCCTGAAGTTTACCTAATGCTTCTGCTTCTTCCTTTGTTCCTATCACCTCTGTTTGGTACTCGTCATGAATGAAACCTACTAGCTTGAAGTTGATGCCTTGTTTCCTAGCTTCTGATGTCCAGCGTAAGAGTGTGTGCTTCATGAGTACACTCTCAGCAGACTGAAGGATACCAGCTAGAGCTTTGTGCTCAGAAGGTATAATAACCTTACGTCCATCATAGCCAGTGAAGTATCCTTGTTCTCCAACAGCAGGTATTAGTTTGTTCTTTAGCTGGGCTAGACCATCAATAGACTTAACGAAGTTATCTCTAGCTTGTGAAGCCTGACGTTGGTTAACCTTCAGGATCTGTGCAGTCTTAGCTACACCAGCACCTAGTAGCCAAGCGTAGATAAAAGTTTTTGCCATGTCCCGTGTAGCATGGTTAAGTCCCAGTGCACGTTTGTTAACGTTGTGGATATCTGTTTCATCTTCTTTCTTACCTTGCATAATAGCTTGCGCATACTGATCCGCATCAAAGTATCTCCATAAGTAATCTGCTAATACACGAAGCTGGATGCCATCAGCGTCAGTCCCCACCAGCCAAGAGCCAGAAGGAGTAGTCCAACAAGCACGTAAGTGTGAATCATATTGTTTCTTTACCTCTTCAACTGCTGTCTTTGGTTCACCATGAAAGGCTGATGGAATGTTAGCTGTGTTTGGTGCGTTGTGTGCGCAGCGTCCAGTCCATGCCCCGATGTTATTGATAGTCCCATGTATTCTACCATCCTCTCCTACTTGTCCTAACCACTCTACAAGAGAGGAACGTCTACCTTCTAGGGTCAGCCACTTAGCCAAAGCCTTTGCCCCCTCAGGTGCATCCTCAGGCAGTGTGCTTAGGTTATCTTCTGATACTTCCCAACCATAAAAATCTAGGTGTTCTTTCTTTTCATTGTAGAACTCTTGGGACATCGAGGTAACTGACTTACCATATGGGTCACCAACAGACAGACGATCAAACTTCTGGAATGTCTTTGTCTTATCGACAGGTTTCCAACCAGCATTCCATAAAGCTTCTACTCGATCTTTCGGAGAACCTGGTTTGAAATCAATCCAGTCGAAACACATCAGGTCTTCACCATCTACCTCAACCAGTGCGTACTTATCTCTAGCATTCTTAACAGAGGCCATCTCATCACCATCTTTCTTGAGGCGATACTTGATTGTATTGACAAGTGTAAGCTTGGGTGGAAAGTCTACTTGGAACTGTTCCTCTAGTTCTTTCATCTCCTGCTGTACACGTTCAAGTAAGAAGGCTGCCTTATTAGAGTCAAATGCGAAACCATAGTATTTAGTGCGTACTAACTCTACCTGTAGGTCATGCTCTGCTCTCATAGCTTTGCGCCAATCAGGATCGTAGATATACTTAGAAAAATGATCGTGTAGTGCCTCAGTAGTTTCTAGGTCACCCAACCAGTACTCAACCATCTCGTCAGAAAAGTTCTCAAAGTCATTGAAGTCACCCTTGTGTACACCAAGGCGAATACCCCAAGCTTTCAGGCTGTGCGGTTTGCTTGTACCTTTAGGTGCTGGAATATTATAGTGAATCATACGTGATATAAGCAGTGTATCTATGATCTTCTTGGGATCAATCACTCTAGCACCAAGCAGACGGTTCAACTCAGGGCCATCGAACTGTACGAAGTTATGCCCGACAATATAGTCCAGAGATTTATACCACTCGATGGCGGCAGCCTTAGCCACTGGATCTTCATGGCACTTCTCAAACTTGTAGACTTCACCTGTCTTCAAGTCCTTACCACCACAAAGCCACAGCTTGTCACTACCAACAAGAGTGTTTGTCTCAATGTCACTGACTGCTATCTTCATACCTGAAATGAAACCTCTTCTAAGATCGTTGTCTCTGGATCGTAATATACTGAACCAGCCTTACCTAACTTAGCGAAGGGTCTGTTCTTGTCAACGGTGAAGTAAGTTGTGTTACGTTCTGATTCATCCTCAGCTTCAGTGTCACGCTGTAGTTTGATACAGACAATAGCTTCTTCTTCAAGGGATGCAGCATACTTGGTACGTCCATCATCATTCACCTGAGAGATAAAGATAACACCGATGTTTAGTTCCTTGGCAAGTTGTGCCATACGTGCACCCAGTGTTGTCAGTGTACTGGTGGCACCCTCAACCCCTGCGTTGGACAGATAGGCTAGACGCTGCACGTGATCAATAAAGATATAGCTTGCACCAAAGACTGTTGATGCCATACGCACATAGTCCAACAGTTTCATTGGGTCATCGTGTGCTTGCATCTCAAAGATGATTGTCTTCTCGTCACGGGCTGCCATCTTACCAGCTAGAATAACTGTGTCTTCATCCACACCATTCTCAACAGCATCCTCTTTGGTACGCACGTTGCATCCCAGTTCGTAGGTAGCCATAGCTCGATAGGTTGTAGACTTCATCTCTTCCATGTGCAGAAGGGCAATGTTTGTATCTGACTTAAGTAGTCCTATCTCAAAGTACCTGATCAGTTCTGTCTTACCTTGTCCACGTAAAGCTTTGATGAATGTCAGGCCACCCTTAACTAACCCACGGATCTTATCATCTAAGGCAGCATGACCAGTAGGTACATACTCGTAAGGGTTCTCTGTTCTGATTGCTTTCTCTACCTCAGCATCACCTACAAAGAAGTTGTCTGGTGCAAACCGTTGAGGCTTCACTGCTGCCCACTTCAATGCCTCTTGGTCACCTGCCTGAATGAAGTCACTGGCATCCTTGTGTTTAGTCAGAGGCACATAGTAAAACTTCTCAGGGAATAACTCATACAAACGTGTGGCTGCTCCCTTACCAGCATCATCCTGTTCTCCTGCATATACGATCATCTCAAATGAATTAAGATACTCAAAGTTTTTCTTGATGAACTTATCTGAGAGTGATGCAGATGGGATAGACTTCACAGGAAAACTTTTACCTAGAGCCTGGTAGAGAGAGGCCGCATCGAACTCACCCTCAGTCAGGTAGATCCGCTTACTTGATCCTGCATTGAAGTCAGGGCCGAACAGATCAGTGATACCACCCTTCTCTTCTGTCCAGAACTTCTTCTCTTCATACCCACGATACTTAACGTTGTTAGGATACTTGAAAGCATAGCGAACTGGGTCACCTTCCTCATCCATCTGTAGCTGGATACCATAAAGCTTTGTCACGTCAGCATCTAACCCACGTATATCTTTGTAGGTAGCTGATGATATCTGTCTTGTATGTACTGGTGGTTTCATAGTGTTCACTGGGTATGTCTCTTCTGCCCAATCAGCTATATCATTCCTGAAGTTGGGACGTGGATACTTGCCTAGCTTACCAGTCTTAGATTCACAGACATGGCAGAAGCCAGACTTGGTGACAGTGCTGTAGTAGAACCCATCTGAACTACCACACTCAACATACGGGCAAGCAACTCGCTCGATGTCAAACTTCTTATCTTCGGCTGCACTCATACTATATCCCCTTCTGCCCAATCGTCCCAGTCTTCCTCATTATACACGTTCCCTAGTTCTTTTTCAAACTGGAGATCGTTCACATGATGTTTCAATATTAGTAACACATCTTGAGAATTAAGACCGTGTTCTTTCATGAAGGTGCTGATAGGTACTGTGTCTAGTGTGTCTTTGTCCATTGGACTATCCTTTCTTGAAAGTTTTAAATGCGCCCTCAGTCTGATGCATAGAAACAAATAGGTCAAGTAATTGTTGATAGCACATGACTAGCATCTCATACTTCTGCATATCTTCATCCCATTGCCTGATGAATACTACATCGTCATCCGCTATGATCATCTCAACATCAGAGAACTCACCTGAATCGTCTAAGCTTTTAACTACTGAGGCATCTGATTCAAACTCAACTGTGAACATCACTCTTCCTTTAAGCAAAACTCGCAGAAGTCAGACAGTGTTGGGCCACCGCAGCTTACACACTTTTTCCATGCACGGTTGGTGTTTTCCTTTTGCTTTGCTCTTTTACGTTCTTCATCTGTCATTGGACTAATTTGTTTCGTCATCTTTTACTCCAAACTCATACTCTGTAAGCTCGTCTGCCTCGTACTTGATATGGTCTTGTATAAAGTCATAGACTACCTGAAGATCTAGCTTGGCTGCTGCACAGTATAGGACTAGCTTCAGTCCTTCTTCTTGTAGTAGACTTCTGCACTTCTCATCCATGTGAAACTGATAGGTTGCACTACCGTCCTCATGTTCTTTGACTTCTTCTACACCGATAATTCCAGCATCTTTATTCATTCTGCATACATCCTTAAAGCTTCCCATGATACAGGGAATAGTGACATCATTTGATCTTCGATTAGTTCAGATACCTCACGTGTCTCTTCTTGTGTGTCAGGCTTACAGCGTAGGTTGCACATATCTGCGAATGCGTCCAGGCTACCTGACCAGTACCATTCAGTCATCATTGACTGTGGCAACACCATACGTGCTTGCTCTTCACAAACCCCTAGCTCTAACATACGGCGATAGGTACGTGCTGCGCCTTTAGTTAACTGTTCATATTTATTATCAACAGGTTTGCGTTCTGACTTATCCATAGATTCACCGCTGCCTTGCTTCTTATCCTCTGTCGCTACACGCCAATCAGGTTTGTAAAACTCAGGCTCTGTCTTGACGTACCTACGGCTGATCTCATTCCAACGTAGGAACTTATGCTTGACTAGCTGACGTGCCACAAAGACTGGGGCTTTCACATGGAAACTTGCAAACGCATGACCAAAAGGTGACGTGTGCTTGTGCTTTGCTAGGTACTTGATTAGCTTGTCATCCTTGAACTGTAAGACCTTTGGTTCACCATTGTGTACACGTGGCATCCAGTCTGACTGCTTACCAAAGGATACTCGTGCAGCATTCACAACTGACAGATCAGATCCCATGTGGTCAATGTATGTTACGTCAATCATTTAAGTTTCTCCTCGATGTTATCTAGATCATGAGCAATGTCATCAGCAAAGTTTGCTACTTCCTCAGTCAGACTGTTATGTTTCTCAATCATGTGGTTGATAGCATCCTTGTGAGATTCCAGTGTCTTCTGAAAGGATGATCGTTCCCAGATCAAGTAGGCAAGCACTGCGCCATAGCCTAGTAGAATTATGTCAAGAGTTTCCATGTGTGTTTGCCTTTTGTTTTGGCCCACCCCGTAGGACTCGAACCTACAACCTGCCGATTAGAAGTCGGCTGCTCTATCCAGTTGAGCTAGGGGTGGAGTTAATTAGAACAACGGATAGTATAGGCCACCGTTATCTCTTATCTCGTATGCTTCGTCAAGAAGCTTCTTTAAAAAGTCTGCCTTGTAGAATACACCATCCCATTCAAGATCATCTATGTCCTGTTGTAGGCTTTTGATGTACGTGTTGATTGGCACTAGGTTTCCCTTCGCCTCTGGTATGTTCTTTGGTATCGGCTGCTGGTTCATTCTTCATCCTTCCTATCCAGTGTGTGCAGTCATCATGTTCTGTTAGTGGTAGCTCTTCTTGTCCTTCGTTCTTTTCCATTGGGCGTACTCCTCAGCATTGTGTCCCTTCTCTTCTAGAAATTCTTGCAGGTCATACACGTGGTCAAGAAACAAACTGATTAGATATTTGATGGCATCTCTGTCGTATCCAAATGCGTCAAAGTATTCATCAAGTGTATTGATATCTTCTAAGTTTATATCTTCATAGTCTTCCATCAGTTCTTTCCTTTCAATTTAGAAATGCAAGAGATCATAGTTATACTTCTATTGGTATATACTTCTAGTATTATTTTCTTATATAAGAATAAGAACTAAAAGAATTACTAACAGTACTACTACCAGTTATACTAACAGTATTACGTAGGGATATTTCTCGCATTTCAAGTACCTTAATCAAAACTTTTATAGACTAGGTAAACAACACACCAGAATATTACTGTCGCACTGATAGATATTATCTCATATGTTTCCATTCTGCGTGTACACCTTCTAGCTTTTTCATTTCTTTGTAGTACTGATCTGCCTCAGTACTGTTGGTATGATCCTTCCAGCATACAAGCCTACCAGAATCATTGTCGTATATTAACACACGTATCTTATTCATGTTACCTCTGCGTCCACTTTCTTTCGGATAGACCTCGATCCTCCACCCACTGAATAAACAATCCTAATTCCCTACCATGTGCTTCTATCTCTGATGGCCTATCCCAATAGGATACATCCTTGTTGTTTAAGCTTTGCATTTCTCCCCTTTCGTATTGCTTTACGTGCACTAACTCATGGGCAAGAGTGATCAGTAGTTCTCTAAGGTGTAAACTTTTATTTACATCTATCTCATAAGCCCCCTCATCCCACTCAGTACAAAAACCTAGGCTGCCCTCAGAGGTAAGATCCCTGATGTTAATATCTAGTATGGGTTCCATGTTAAACTTTTTGCAAACAAACCAGGCTAGGTCTGTAACACGTTTCCTCTGGTATTCTTTACCACCCTTAACAAAGATCATTTAGATA